ACACTATGACCATCACCTCGGCCAAATACGTTAAGAACCCCATTAGCGGGGAGAACGCCTCCATCTCTGCCACCATAGACGAGCGAGAGTGCTTTGTCCCTCTGCAGCCCGGCAACCGCCACTACGACGAGATCATGGCACAGGTGGACGCTGGCACTCTGGTGATCCAAGAGGCGGACTGATGCAGATCGACAAGCAGGCTCACTTCTGGGCGGGTGCGGCTATCGCTTCTACGGCGGTAGCTTATGGTATCTCCCCAGTAGTGGCCTTCTTAGTCTCTTCTTTTATTGCGGGGGCTAAAGAAGTCTACGATAGTTTTGGTTACGGTACACGAGATAAATGGGATTTTGTTATTACTGTTGTTGGTGCTTCAACCGTAATCCCTCTAATTTTCATCTAAAGGATTACCACAATGTCTCTCAGAAAGAAAGTAGCTGCTGGTGCTGCGGCTGTAGTTATCGCAACTGCCACACCTTTCATTGCTAAATGGGAAGGTCTAGAGACTAAAGCCTACAGGGACATTGTGGGAGTTCCTACTGTCTGCTACGGGGAAACTCGTGGGGTCAAGATGGGTGATACTTACACTAGAGAACAGTGTATAGCAATGCTACAGCGAGGTGTAACTGAGTTCTACACCAAACTGCAACCTTGCATGACTAACCCTACCATCCCTGTGGGTGTTCAAGCCTCTATGCTGGAACTGGCCTACAATGTAGGGACTGGTGCTGTTTGTAAGTCTACCATGATGCGTCTCGCTAACCAAGGCAAGTTCAAAGAAGCCTGCAATGAACTTGGTAAGTGGGTCAAAGCTGGTGTTAGGACTGTCAGGGGTCTAGAGAACCGCAGGGCTGATAGTAAGGTCAATCTCTGCATGAAAGGGCTGTAGGATGCGTATCTTACTCTTGGTGGCCCTCCTAGCCCTAGCTGGTTGTGGTGGTGGCCCCTTGAGCCTCCTAACGGGTGGTGGCCCTAATGTAGCTGCCAACGTACAAGCTGGTAAAGAGAATACACAACAAGCTGTAGCAGTACAGCAAAGAACAGAAGCTGGACGAGACCTTGTACAACAAACTAATCCTGTTGTTGCACAAGAAATAAGGGACGTGAATATCCAACAGACACCTCTGTGGGTACTAGTCCTCCTTATCCTTGGGTGGTTACTACCATCCCCCAACGAAATTGCAAGATGGATACGAGGGCTATTTAAGAAATGAATTATCTTGAGTACATCATAGGAAGTGCCGTGGCAGCTATCTTCTCTGGTATTACTTGGCTAATCCGTAGGGTCTTGACTAATGAGAAACAGATTGCTTTGATGCAGGCTGAAATCCGATCCCGTGATCTTCGTCGTCAAGAGGATCGTGAGATTATGAATGAAATCAAGACTGACCTCAAGGAAGTGAAACGGGACATCATCGAATTATATAAGCGTGATCCCGATCACCCCTGACCACAACAACACACAAAAGAGAACCCCGCTCAGGAAATCAATCCTGAACGGGGTTTTTTTTATTTCTAATCGGCTTCGTAGCAGTACCAGACGACAGCCAGAACAAAAGCTAAGAAAAGAAGAGAAGCAATCATGCAGGATCACCCCAGTTGTAGCAGATGTAGACAGCCTGTTCTGGTGGTGCCTTACCTTGTCGCTGATCCTCTTGGACCCTTGCGATAATCTCTACAGCACTCTCTTGGCACTCTTTCTCAGTGTCATAGATAACACCTGATGTTGTGGGGTAACACATGCCAGTCATTGTGTTGCAGACTAGGAAGAGAAGAGTGACCATTAGTCTGATTCCAGTTCTTTGATAAGACGATCCAGATACCACCGAGCCTTCTTCAAGTCTTCAAGGGGTTTTGCCTTGTAGCGCCAACGGTGAAGATACTTCTTGGTGTTGCCTTCCAGATAGCCAGTATAGCCTTCCCACGACATGTTGTCCTTGAGATAGTCGATGCACTCGATACCACCAGTGTTGTAGTGTGCAGGGCTGTTTACTGCGTCTTTTTCCATCTTATCCCATTTCTCTTTGTGGTATTCGTTCACTACATCCATGGGGGAGTAGTATTCTAGGTTGTCCATCAGATGCCCTCTTTCTCGAAAGCAATGATCCAATCCTTACAGATGTCAGATCGAACAATGTCTTCGACACCAAACTCTACGATTGGGATGCTCATCATGTGCTTCTTTGCGATTGTGATGATCTTAGACAACCCAGAAGTCTCTCGGATGTCTGATTGGCGAATGTCCCCGTTGATAACCACCTTTGTGCCTTGACCTATACGGGTCAGGAACATCTTGATTTCTGCTACAGAGGTGTTCTGTGCTTCATCCAAGATAACGAAGGCGTTCTTGAAGGACCGTCCCCTCATTGTGGAAAGGGGAGAAAGGATAATATTGCCATTCTTGATGCCAGTTTCAAGTACCCCTTTTCCAAGTTGTTCTTCGAGAACATCAAGGACAGGTGCAGCCCAAGGTGCAAACTTCTCATTCAGGTCTCCGGGGAAGTAGCCCAAGTCTTTACCCACAGACACATTGGGTCGTGTCAGGATGATCTTATCTACCCTGCGTTCCAGATAGGCATTGGCAGCGTATGTGGCAGCGATGTAGGTCTTACCAGTCCCCGAGTAACCACAAACAATAACCTGATCGCTTGTGTTCAGGGCATTGATGTAGAGCCTCTGATTTTCGTTGTAGGGTTCTAGTCCTACAATCTTACTGATAGCCTCTGCATCTGATTGCTTATACCGAGACTGTCGCTTACCTTTGGGCTTCTCAAGTGGGGCATCACGTTTGGGGTTCATTGTTATTCAACCATTCTACAAGATTTTCATAGCCACCAATGTGTTCTCCCTCATACCAGATTTGTGGGACTGTCTTAAGCCCAGCCTTGAACATGAGTTTAACCATCATAGGGTGTTCTTTGTAGTGGAAAGCCCCAAAGGGGGCCTTCCGTTGTTGTAGGAGTTCCTTGGCAAGATCACACCAAGGGCAATCATCCTTCGTTATCAGGTAGAACATCTTTATCACCAAGATTGCCAAGGATGTATCCAACCATCATTTCCAGATCATCAATACGATCATTCTGGCGATATGTCAGATAGGCTAGAACGAACAAGATTGCGATTTGTACCAGATCAAGGAACATCAAGTCAAGTCCACAATTTCACAAGACCCACCAACACAGGCAAAAGTCTGTGAACCTTTGGAAGTATCCTCAGTCTCGTAGTCACTCAGTTTAGCCCAATCGATCTTAGGTGGCATGATAGCAAGCAAGTCTTCGTACTCCCGTTGACCAACTTCCTGATAAGGGGCTTGTTGGTAGCTGTGGTCAGAGTGTGGCAAGAAGGACACACCAGATACTTCATCGAAGTGCTTATAGACCCAAGCACCAACTTCCATCCACTCATTGTCACGAACAGTAACCGTGATCGAAGGTTTGTGTTCACACCAATGACGCTGATAGATCAACCACAACTCAAGCTGTTCCAGTGCAGTCATGTCGTTCCGAGTGATAGCCCCCTCGGGAGACTTCTGTGGGAAACTAAAGACTGTGGTAGTCTCGGGTTTCATCACACAAGGCTCATTCGGGATACCCTGATCCTTCATGAACTGCGTCAGAGGGTCTTTGTTATCACCTCTAACAGTGCGGATGTAATAGTTGCTGTGACGAGCATGGATACCAGAAGCAGAGTCCACGAGTTGAGATACTGTGCCACTCGGCTTGACGCAAGTAATCGCTGCACTAGCAGGAATACCAAGGTGTTTAGCCCAATCAGCGTTAGTGTCCACAGCCACATTCTTAAGATGCTCCAAGATGTTTGCAAGATCAGCACCACCAGACAGCATTTTGTTGTCCATGATGCCAGTCAACGACACACCCAAGAGACGCTCTTCCTCAGTATTCTTCTGCCAAATCTTACGCAGATATGGGAAGTGAGTATACGTCGATTGGATAGTGCCAAGGATCGTAGCCAGCTTAACTTTACGCTCAAGGTCTTTCAGGGTGTCCGTAGCCCGAACCACAACCTCAGTCAAGTTGCAGAACTGGTAGGGACGAAGGATAATCTCCGAGCAAGGATTAGTCCCAAACTCTTGATTAGCATCACGACGACCATTCTTAGCAGCCTGTTTCTTAGAGGCAGTACGAGAGAAGATACCACGCTCACCAGACTTGCTTTCCACAAGAGAGAGCCATTCACGCATGAAGGTTTCCATGTCAGGCTTCTCAGTGTAGGCCACAGAGTTGTTAGCCAAAGCCCGTTGAGCATTACCTTCCCACCACATGCCAGACTTAGCGTGACGCATACGATCATCCGACAGGTTCGACAGAGAAATCATTGCAGAGCGACGAACACCGCCAACCACAACAACCTCGCCAATCTTACACATAATGTCGTGACATTCGATAGACGACAACTTACGACCAGCAGCACCCTTGAACTTGTCAATCGTGTACTGGAAGAGTTCCACCAGAGGGGCAGGACCAGATGCACGACCACCAAAGGTCTTGAGTTTAGCACCAGCAGGACGAACCTTAGACACATCCCACTTAGGGATTTCCCCTGCATAGAGCATTGCAATCAGCTTACGCAGAGCCTTAGCCCAACCTTCCTTGCTGTCGTGGACAACAATAACATCCTCAGAACCGAACAACTGTTCAGGAACCTCGGGAAGTTTGCTGATGTATTGACGTTCCACAGAGAAGCCAACACCAGTGCCACACAGAAGGATGAACATAGCCTCGTCAAAGGACTTAGGATCATCGACAGGAAGATAGGAGCAGTTGTAGCCAGCCGTGTTGTCACGATCCAAGGCAGGGCCAGCAGTCATTACAGCCCGCATAGAGGGCATGACTTCCAGATTGAGGATAGCCTCTTCCAGTTCGTCAAGGACAATCTCGTCACGGGTCTTGGGAACAACTACCTTAGTCATGTAACGAGAGACAGTCTCACCCCAATTCTCGCGGCGGTTCTCTTCGTCCAACCAACGAGCATAGCGAGAAGTATGAATGAAGGACTGGTAGTCGGTTGGCAGGTAGTTACTCATGTTATTCTTTCCCGGCATTGTGTTTCATTATTTCAAGCGGTCGTCATTAAAGAGGGTATCTTCCTCAAGGATTTCTCCCCAATACAGTAAAGACCACTCCAACTCTCGCAAGATGTCCCGAAGTTTGTCCGAAGTAGTGTAGTCTTTCTTCTGGCGAGTTTCTTTCCAGACCTCAATAGTTTTGTAGTAGGTGTCTTTAGCTGAGTAGACTACCTTGTTCAACCCTAGATAGTTTTGGTAGGTTGTCAGGCGGGTTGAATCAATACTCATCATCGGTTATCCCCACTTCCTTTGATAACATTTCGTTGTTGGCGGTCACGAAGTTTCTTGATAACCCCGTGAGCAATTTCGTCCATCGTGTAGCCCAGTTCATGTGCAGCCGTGGCAACATACCACAACACATCACCAAGTTCAGCAGCAGCACCTACATCGTCAAAGGTGCCATCACGGATACCCTTCTTGATCTTACCTGCATATTCCCCTGCCTCAGAGGCTAGACCCAAAGCAGTATAGGCCAGACCTTGTTGTTTAGGGTAGATCGCAGTTTTCTGACACTCATTCTGAAACCAGTCAAAGTCACTGGTCCAAGCAAGTGCCTCAATATCCGTTTCGTTAATCACGGGTTCATCCTCTTCATCGTACATTGCCCACTTAGCCATTAGTAGTCATCCTCATAGCGTTCTAGGAAGATATAACCAAGATCATCTAGGATTTCAAGTACCTTCCACAGAGTTAGGTCATGGTCCTTCAAGATAGTCACAAACCCACGATCTTCGATGAGTTTCAGGATTTCTTGCTTATTCACGGTTTTCTTCCATAGAATGTTGTCTCAGTCTCGTTGTTGGTGAAGAGGTACCACGCATAGTTATCGACACCCTTCTTCTTGTTAGGTTCCCAGTACATCCGACCTACACTGACCACCTTAGCACATTTAGCCATATAGGGACCCATACGAACATTGTGCATATAGTCAGCAGGCAACAACAACCAAGTTGGTAGTAGGGTGGGCAGATGATCTAAGATAGGCTTTAGCATGTCCCATGTAAAGGGTGGGTTGGTGATAAAGTGAGTGACCTCTGGTCCTACCCAACTGAGAGCAAGACAGTTACGTTGCTCCACATCTTTTGTTTGTGGTTCAATGTCCATGGCACCCACACAGATAATGCCATGATGCTTACAGAGTTCATTCACCAGATCACCAGCCCCAGCACAAGGTTCGATGAAGGCTGTTGGTAGTGGCAGATGTTCGACCAGAGCATTTACAGCAGCAGGGTCGATTGTGGCATAAAAGTCACGACCCTTTCTCTCGAACTTATCGTTGTCACGTTTCCCCACTGTTGTAAATCTCCACTTCCATCACTACCGTTGCCTTTGTCTTTCGGTTTTCTGTGGCAAACAATTTAGCTGCCGCAATAGCCGTATCTTCTGTGTCATAGTACAGATAGTCTTTATCTACCACATAGACCCTGTACCCTAAGATTTTAACGTCCTTGACCATACTCTTTCTCCAAAGCCTTTAGAGAAACCCATTGCAGATCGTAGTCACCGTTCTCGACATAGCGTTTGATTACCACACCTTTTGACCATTCTGCATTGGCTTGTCCTGCCCATCGTTCCTCAGACCCTTTGAAACATCCTGCAACAAGGCCATTAAGCGGAGTAGGACGAGCATCCGCCTTCCGATAATAATGGAACTTGTGGCTATGACCAACAGTGCAACTATGAGCCAGCTTTTCGACAAGGCTGTAGCCATGATGCTTAGTAGACATAGCAGAGCCAAAGTTACCGCTACTAACGTAGTGGCCATATAGAACACCGTCGTACTCAGCAAGTGCAGGGCCTGAGTTTCGATACTCATGGTATTCATCGAACCAGTAGTCTGTTTGAAGATGGGAAAATGATATTCCATATCTACTACCTTCTAGTCGTGGGTCATGTGCGATTGCCTTCTTGATCCGGTTTTCGTGGTTCCCTTCAAATCCGATGCGGAAGGGGCGTTTCTTCTTGCTGATCTTGTAGCGACCCCAGATACGGTCCTGAGCCTCATTGTAGGCTTCAACATCCTTCTGGTAAGATTGTGCCACAATAGCCTGCGGGTAGCGAGTGTCGTAGGTGTTAAGCGATTGCATGTCTGCCCCATCACCGAGGTCAACCACATAATCAGGCTTCACATCTTCGATCAAGTCACCCAACCAAGTGAAGCGTTCATTGCTTACATCTGGATGGGCATGAGCGCAAGTATAGACGATTACAGTCTTAGTCAAAACGTGTCTTCCCATTCTAGAGGAATGATCTGATCGCAGAAGTGGTCCACAATCTCCATGGCATCGTAGAAGTCTTGGAAGATCAGGTCTTCCTCATGTAGCACTCCACGTTCATCCCGAAGGGTTACTGTCAGGACGTAGCCTTCTCCATACGGCAACCCAAACCCATCATCGTCAATATCCCAATCAGGAATTTCAGAGGAATGGATAGGGCCACTCAAGACGTTTACGATCTTAACCATTCGTCGGGTACCTCTTTGTCTGCATACTTGAAGTTGTTCTTGAGACACCAATCAGCATAGCTTGTCTTGGAGCCTTTGTTGATCTTGACCTTGGAGTTCTGGAATACAAACCGTATGTCCAGTTCAGGGTGTTGCTTCTGGATCAGAAGGTGTTTCTTTCTGTCCTCTGCCACAAACCTACCTTTAGTCTCTACCATGATCCCATTAGGAAGCACGAAATCGACTGTGTAGGTGTGAAGGCTTTCTGGGATAACGTACTTGATCTTTGTTGTTTCATACTCGACCTTCACACCCTGTTGCTCTAGTTGCTTGGCTATTCGACCTTCAAAGCCAGATCGGTATCCTCTAGACTTGGGGGTTCCCACAACTGGTCTTTTTCCCGTCTTAGCCACAACAGTCTCCCATTCATTACTGCACGGTCATAGTCGCCTTCATAAGCCTCAAGACAGCGTTTCCACATTTCTTGTTCTGTGGTAGCCCCATCAAGGATTTTCTTAGCCGTTACAGGTCCAACCTTATTGACACCTTGGATGTTGTCAACCCTATCACCAGTCAACAGTTGTGTGTAGAAGAACAACAAACCCTCTTCCTCACTAACCTCTGTCCACTCGTCTTTTGTGGGATTATACAACAAACCGGGTACTTGCTTGAAGTCTTTGTCGATAGAGACAATCACGGCATCTGGAAAGTGTTCGGTTGCCAAGATCGCAATAGCATCGTCAGCTTCCTCCCCTTCCGTCAAGATAGTGTTGTACTCTTCCGTGATGTAGTTTCGAGCAAAGTTCAGAAGCACAGGCTTTTCCTTTGGTCGTTGAGCCTTGTAGTCCTTGGCGACTTCGTGACGGAAGTTGTTAGCCCCCGTCAAGAAAGCAATATAGCGGAAGTCGTTTCCGTATCTCTCCCGCATGGCATCAAAGATGTGATTGAAGAGTTCATCAATCTTATCACAGACGCCCTTGATCGTATTACCCTCACTAGAGAATACTGCACGATAAGCTAGTGGATCAGCGTCAATTAGAACTAGCTTTGTCACGCATTACCTGTCAGGTTGAAGATTGTGGGAAATGCTAGAACCAGCACCTCTTTGATCTTACGGGCCATCACAACATGTTCCCACTGGGTCACACCGGGATCATCACGAACTTCAAGATAGTGCAACCAACTACGAAGAGTGCCATTGACATACAGGCGGCTCATGGTAAGACCTTCGGGGAGAAACACGCGAGCGCACTCTTTAGCCACCCCGTGTGCTAGGGCATTTTTGTAAGCTGCCTTGGCCTCTCCTGTGACACCTCTCACCTCTTCTTGCATTGTCTCTAGGGTATACGGAGGCAGATCATCAACACTATTCTGACGATTCTTGTTATCTTGCCGCCGGAACTCACGTTCAGTAAACTCGATTTCGTCAGAGTAGCGTTGACTGAACTCTTGGAAGCTGAACGAGCGGTGACGCAACAATTGTCGGGTAATATCCCTTGGCGCTTCCACCTCGACCACAGCATTGACCATTTCAAAGACTGACCAATGTTTGTTCTTGATACAGTAGTTCAGGAGTTTCTCTGCCGTATCGAAGTTGTCTTGGTTGGAAGGGTTGGAGACCCTAGCGCAATACGCAACTAGAGCCTCCGAGTTAGGGATACGAGCCTCGATTGTTGGTTGAGTAAGTCCAATCAGTCGGGCATTGATCTTTGTCAAGGTTGAGTTCCTACTTCTCGTCCATTGTCATACACAGCTACGATCTGGTCCACATAAGAGTAGCTGCATCTTTTCATAAAGGAGAGGAAAGCCTCTAGAACTTCTGGGACCGTCTCTGCCTCTACTTCGATGTTGACAGCACGATAATCATCACCGTCTCCGTTGTCGTACATACCAAAGGTAAAACGCATTATGCTGCCTCGTCTTGTTCAGGGCGAACATACTGGACATGCTCAAGGATTTTGATCTTGGTCAGAGAGGTCCGAGAAATCATCTTACCATCCTGACCAGCAAAGGTCGTAATCAGGTTAGTGATTTCTGCCTTGGAGCCATTACCAATCAGACCATCAGTTTCAACATCCCAAGTCTTACCATCAGGGCCAAGAACTTTCGGTGCGCCACCAGCTTGGGCAATCACATCACCACTCTTAGCTTTGACCAGATGTTTACGTTCAAACTTGACAGCCAGTTCACCTTCCATAAGACGTTTCTGGATAGGCTTCTTCTGAGAGCCTGCCTTTTGCAGTTTAGCAAACTCGTCTTTGGTCAGGATTTGAGTGACCGTGTAGGCACCTTCACAGTCGTCGTAGGCACCTTCGTAACCGTTCATTTCACGGTTGCCTTCAAAAATCTTAGCCCATTCAATCGGGCCAACAGTCGTCACTTCCTTGTAGGTGGTCTTAGCCATTTAACTCTCCTTTGTCGGGTTCGGGACAGATCACACTGATTCTGTCTTCGGGTGGTTGATATAGTTGTAATTACAACTCTTGTCAACTGTATCTAGTGTGTTTCGGCATAGTTTTTTCCGACTTGCACATCTACATCCAGCAGGACATTGAGTTTTAGTTTGTCGTTAGTCTTCTTGATAGCACCCTTGAGGATACCACCAATGTATTCCGAAGTAGTCTCAGGAACATAGAAACCAACTTCGTCGTGGAACTGCATAGCAATCTTGATCTTAGCCTGTCGGCAGTAGAACAACCAAGTGTCAAAGCAGTAGACACCTGTAGATTGGTTAGCAGTAGAGAACCGATCCTT